TTATTCAGTAAATAAATAGCCTATAGTAGCCCCTCCATCTTCTCCAAAATCATTATCATCTGCCATCATTCTTATTTTTCTATTGAGATAGTCTATTCTTTGCATAATATTAGTATGAAAATGTGTTATGCTTATATCATCTGTTTTGTAGTTTTTCATCGTTTGGGGATTGTTTGCAATTGATTCCAGAATAGATACTGCTGTTTTATATATAGCTTTTAAATTAGATTTTGATTCAGCGTTATATGTGTCACTCCATTCTAAACCATTTTCTTTTAATTTTACTTCTCTTTCATCATCTTCTATATTTATATCTTTTATTTCCATTTCTAACCTTTGCATATTTGTCATTATTAATCATTCCTTTCCGATTTTTTATTATCAATAAAAAACAATCCAATAGATGTGTTGGATTGCAAAATAATTTTCATTTTAATTGTAAAATTTCCCGTAATTTCTGTACCCACTTCTCCTATTGTATGCAAACAATAACATACAATCAAACATTAATAATTAGGCACTTAGGACTCCATATGACACCGCCAAACATAAAAATAACCTACAGTATATTGTAGGTTATTATAAACTATATTCTTTAATCCGACACTTCTTCAAGGAAATACGTTTCATGCGATTCTTGAGTCATCTTCGATGATAAATCCATATACTCCCAACACTTTCCTGCTTTTTTATGACCTTCACTAAACCCATCTGCATCTTCTGCCTCATAAGATTCAATCATCTGATTTATACCTTTAGAAAATATCTCTAAGCCATCTATAAATAATCCGTGCGACTCCTCGTATATATCTGGAACTTCTGTTTTATATGCTTCATCAATTAGTTTATCTATATCCTTGTAACATTCTTTCATAACGTCTACTTCATAATCACTATCTATAATTTCATTCGCTATATCATTAAACTTCCCTGCATTACTATTAAATCCACCTACGTATTTGTTGTAATTTATTCCATTAGTTTCTACAACTTCAAAACTCTGGTTTTCACTAATATTACACCCTGTTAAAACACCAATTATCCCTCCTAATAGTAATAGTAAAATCAATCTCTTGCTAACCTTTTCCATAATACCCCTCCTTTTATTATATTGTACCATAAAATCCAATATTTTTTGGTGCGTAGAAAATATGGTTTACTATAAGCTAATTTTACAAAAAGGGGGTATCGGCTTTATACCCCTGTACCCTATATTTTATATTATATCCTTTTGAATTGTCTGAATATTCATAATAGTTTTAATGTCACAAAACATTGTTTTTCTGACTAATGATACCCTTACTTATACCTTAATTCTATATAATATATGTTATGTATAATTATTTTACCATTTATTGTGTATTTTATATGCTTTCATGTACTCTCTTTACTTCATTAAAGTATATTGTTATATATGTATCAATGTTATCCCATTTATTACCTTTTATAAGGTTATATTATCCATTAATTACCTTTTATCCTTCATTATTTCAATGGTTATATTTCCCTTTTAATTACCACCTATTGCCATATTATCGATACCCCTCTGGTGTATAGTATATATGGTACAATATGTAATTTCCATAATATACCATAATATGTTATAATGTAGTATTCTTATAAGTGCCGAATAGTTGGCGTTTCCCGGGAAATAATATGGAAATAATTAGGTGTATTACCTAATTAATACACCCTTATATTCAAGCCATTCTCCTTCAATTATACCACACAAAATACACCAATCAACTACATACTACCTACTTGCCATTACCTTCGTTGTCCTTATCATTACCCTTCACACTATCTCTATCACTCTGTAACCTTGCCATCTCGCTTGTAACATCATATATATAAGGTGATTGACTAAGTAATGTTTCCATACTAATTGTCCCCATTTCATATAATGTATTCAAGTTCTCTATCACCTCTTTATCATTAGAAGGTATATCAAACTTAAAGGTACAACTCACATACCCCACATAGTCATAGCCTAATTCACATAACAATGCCTTCATCTTCTTCCAACGTTCGTCAAACCCCTCATATAAATACTTCGCTATCATGTTAGCTTTTGCTATTGCCATGTAGAAAAGTATTTTCATACTTGTCTCTGATATATTACTTATTTCCATACTGTTCATTGATATTGCTGGTGTCATTGATATGTTTAATAGGTTCTGGTGTAATGTCTTGTACAACTCTTTAAAACTTTGATAATCCATTTTAGCAACTGAATATTCAAATGTACTATTAAAATCTAGTTGTAATATATTTCCTACTAATTGTGGATTTATTGCACCTTCTCCATCTTTTCCTGTACTCAATTTTGTACCTGTTAAGATTGGCAAAGGATTTAAAAACTTATAGAAACTATCCATATACTTACTTAGTAAATCTTCCATTTGATCTACTATGTTTATCCAATCCTTTATATCACTTCTACCTTTTAATTCATCTGTTTCAGAAGGTAATATATATTTAATAGGTAACCCACTTAAATTATTATATTCCCCCGTCTTGTGTAAATCCCCGCCGACATCATTATATTCTTCTACAGTTGTATCTGTATATATAGTATAATAACTAACACCATCACTAATATAATGCTCTATAAAAGCAACATAGTCACCCCTAGAATTATATACTGGATAACTGTCACACGCCTTTATAATGTGGCTCTTTATCTTTCTATCATCATCTAAATATAAATACTCATACACTTCTCCATACTTTAATAGATTGTCCAATAGCCTACTATCGATATTATTATATTTACCTTTCTTATATATATCTTTATATGCTTCTAACGTTTCCTTATCATCTGATGTTAAAGTAACTGGATTTTTCAACAGGAAACTATTTTGAAATGTCAATATTGGTTTAACATATTGAAGAACTATCTTTCTTGTCTTGAAGTGTTTACCCTTCCAAACTACATCACCACGATTAAGTATATCATGTTTACCATCAAGGTATTCCATAATATCTAAGCTATTTGTTATCCTGTCTATATGCCAATTATCTTTAACTTCTTCTTCAAACCAATGTATATCACCATCATATTTTGTATTAATATATTCTTGTAGTTTATTCATATTATCACGCCTTTCTATATAATTATTGAATTTCCTTTTAGGAATTTCTAAATGTTCTTAATGTCCATTTAACCCTTATAACTTAATATCTTTAAATCATAATCCTTACCATCATCAAATAAATAAGGTATCTCCATGAACTTAATATCATTAAGAGATACCTGTATATGTTTCTTTTTTATAACATCATCAAATATAAAATATTTATTTTCAAACATTTCCTTATCATGTTTATTTTTTATAACTGCTTCATTCCTTTGCTGAAAGTCCAAAAAGTCCATAACTTCTGTATATGTACAATTTATTGTTTGCATTTGTCTATTACCTTTTATTAGTAGCTTTATAGACACTACAGTTGTATCTAAATCAATATTTTTGCTTACTTTTGCCATAAAATTATACCCCCTATATATAACTTTTATCTTCTTTTAAAGATTGCACCGCCAATGCTGTAGCATCAACAAGGTCATCGTGGTTATTTTTGCCTTTTAAGTTGCCTAATTTTCCTCCCCTTGATACATATATTTTCATTTGTTCAAGTGTTTCTCTATCATTCACCAAGATAATACCTGTTTCAAATACTTCTTTCATGTCATTTAAGAGTTTTGTTTTACTTACATTATCTGTGTAGTAGCCAAATTCACTTGTCATTACCCCTTTAATCTTATCGAACTTACTAAATCTTAACACCTGTAAATATCCCATTTCACGCCTTAATTTATCTATTAAACTTAAACCATAACTATTACGTTCTATAGCATACATACAATAATTGTAAAAATGTCCTAAGTCATATGCTATTTTTGCAAAACGATATATTGGTATATCATTTCTATAAAATACCGCCACTTGTTCACCAAAACTATCTAATATTGATATAGCACTATAATCCCCTTTAAGTCCCGCTGCACTATCAATACCACCAAAATATCTTTCAGTTGATGAAATAGGTTGATATATATAAAGTCCATTTCCATAATATTTTGCTAAACTTGAAGGTAAATCCTTACCTATTTCTGCAACCGATAATGGTTTTATAAGGTATTTATACCTTTGTGCAATATCTTCTGCATTAAAGAAACCTGTGTCTGATTGTATAAAGCTAATATCTGCACTAATAGGAAATTCTTGATTAAAAGCATCTTCTCCTATATCTGACATCTTGTACCTTCTCCATAATAATTGTGGTATTGTAATATCATACTTTTCATATAACTCTAATTCATCTGGATAAAAGTCTCCTTCATTAGCAAGATACATTTTTCCGTGATTTTGTGCTTTTGCCCATTCTGTCGCTTCTTCAATTTCATACTTAAACATTTCCCTATGTACCTTTGAACCCCAGCCATAGAAGAATGATTTATATTTACTATGTCCCTTTTCTGCACTTGTAAAGATTTCATAGTATTTGTTTCCAATTCCATTACTTGTACTTTCAATACATAAGAAAGCATCTTTATTCTTTAACAATGATTGTTCAAGCGATACTAAGGCTCTTTCTTGTACATCCTCACTCCAGAAAGCAAATTCTGAACAATGTATTATTTGACATGAGAACCCTCTACCTATTTCTTTATTTCCCGCTGTTTGTACCGATATTCTTGAACCATTTTTTAATAGTAATTCATATTTATTTGACCTTTTTTGTTTAATCTTAATCTGTTTAGGCAAACTATCATACATCATTTTCAACCTTTGGAATAAGTTTTGTGTATTCTCCCCTTTATCTGCAACCATCAAGTATTCTGAATTAGGTATTTGATGTGCCGACCATAACATCACACCTAGCATCATTGTTGACATACCTAATTGCCTTGTTTTTGCTATTATGTTAAACCTTCCTTTATTTCTCCAAAAATCCTTTTGTGCTTCATTAAATTCAAAATCAATAAGATTATTATTATTATCCATTATCTTTACAAAATTCCCACACCACAAGATTGGATCACTCATAACCTTTTTTAATTTTTCTTCATAACTTGCCATCTTATCACTTCCTTTCCCCTCTAACAAAAAACTAAAATAGGGTAATGCTATTACACTACCCACTAATTAAAACCCCTCTAAACGCCTTCTATATAAGTTATATATCTAACTTTAATCCTGTACCCTCTTCCTCTTTGTTGTAGTTTTTTAATCTTTTCTTTATCTCTTTCTGTAAGCTAATTACAGTTTTAACCGCTGTACTATTTCCTTTTTTCGCCTCTTCCTTCATTGCATTATAGATTTCTAATATATCGTTGTCGAAGTTGTCTTTATGTAAAACATACATTAGTCTTTTATATTCTTCACTTTCTTCCCATCTTAATAAGTAATTCCATTCTAATTCTGTACATCTAGCAAAGTCTTTAAATTCTTCTTCATCCATTTCTGTATACTCTGTTTTAACCGTATCAAGTTTATTTTTCCATAAAAAATATTTTCTCTTTCTTTCACTCGAATCGTTTCCATAAAGCTTTTTTAATTCTTCTCTTATATCCGCCATTATTCTTCACCTCTTTCAAGTAAATCACTTAACTTATTTATATCAAGTTTCATCTCATGTAACACCCTTAACATTTCTGTTTGCACTTCCTCTATTGTCATTGTTCTTATTCTTTGTTTTTCTTGCTCTGTCAAAATATCTTTTTGTTGTTGTAACAAATAATCTAGCTTTTGATTCATGCTATTATAAAAATCCTCATTTTCCTTCTTATAATCTTTTATATTTGTTAAATTTTCCATCTCCATAACCTCCTATTTTTTTATATACCTTAACATACACCTAAAAATAATAAACATTCAGAATAGGGGGTTTTGCCTATTCTGATACGGTTTTGACTTTCTTTTCTATTATTACAACAATAATATATAATATATTTAGGAAAAGTAACTTCCTAAAATCAAAAATAAATGGCTTGTTTTCAATGGTTACAGAGGTTCTCTCGTAAAGGAAAGAATTCCTCTTTTAAATCATAATTATAGAAATAAAAACTTAAATAAACGAAACTTATATAGATGTAGGGTTGCACCCTACGACCCGCTTGGCTTGTCTTAAAATTGTTCCGCTATCGCTACACAATTTTAATCCAATCCATTGTTTTTATTTTCTATTTTATTAATTTACAATTCAATAATAACTATATTTATTTTTTGTTTAAGAATATTTTAATTTTATTATTATTTATGTATCTACTATTTATATGTATAGGTAAGAACAAAGAAGCAACTTCGCCCCAAAAACAGTCAATAATGGCTTGAAATACACACAAACTAGGATTTCAACATGGTCTAGACGGGTAGTCCATGTAGACAATTACATGGTCTAGACGGGTAGTCCATGTAAAATCTAATATGGTGTAATTGGTCTATATCCCGCATCCTTAAATAGGTTAACTGTTGCTTTTGATACTTCATTTCCACTACATATCAAATAAGGATTAAAATATATTTCCCTTGCTTGTCTTTGTCCTACCCTCTTAATAAAAAGCTTATCTTCTAGTGTTTTTAATAAACCTTTTATCTTATCTCTACCTAGCTTTGTAAGCTCTTGTAATTCTTTGTTGCTAAAACTTGTCCCATCTGGCTTTGCTATTCTATTTGTTTGGAACTCTACATATGTTTGTATGCAAAATAAAAAGAGTCCTTCATCTGGACTCAGTTTAATAGTTTGCATATATTCTCTTAATTCTGTTCTATATATTTTAATAAAGTGACTATCTTCTTTCCAATTTAACCAATATTTTTCTTTTTTCTCTTCTAAATCAAACATTCTTCTTATTTCTTTTACTTTTGCATTGTCAACTTGTTTATCTTTACTTACTTTTTTAAGCAAATTAATTATAACCTCTTTATCTTCTATTATTTCGCCTGTTTCTTTATTGTATAGGGTATTAGTACCCCTATTAATTTCTAAGTCCTCTAAACACATTTCTATAGCCATATTGCATTACCTCCACTTTTTTATTTTACTTTTTAAGATAAAAAAATTAGTGACTTTTATTTTCATCACTAATTTCATATATTCTATCTATTAAATTTCTTTCATTCTTAAAAACAAATAACGTTTTTATTTTGTTAAACTTGTCAGGTTTAATATCTACAATTGTATATCCTTCTTTTAATAATTTTCTTGCAATTGCAGGTTCAAAAACTGTTATACACTTTTTCATAACATACACCTCCAAAAATCTATAAAAAAATAAGGTCAACTTTTTCTAGTCAACCTTACCAAAATATTTTATCTAATTCTATTTTTTTCATGCGTTGTACTTGCTTTTCATTCTTTTCTATCTCTTGCTTTAGTCTACTTTTTATATTTGCTATGTCTTTCTTGTTTACTACACCTTTTTCTATATCATTCATTATTTGATATAGCTTTTTAACTTCATCAATTTTTAAATACACTACATCCCTCCTATTTTAAAGACATTTTTAATGTATCTTTATATGTCCATGCCATACTAAATATATTTTCTGGTTCTGGTACAGTTTCTTTTAAAGGATTAATAACTACATAATCATAATCTTTACATTTCATAAAAAAGTCATTTGGCAACTCTATTATATCATTAAATAATAATGATAATCTAGGTAGATTTATGTTTGTGTATAGTTTGCCCCTTATTATTTCTATTGTACCAGAAAGATTATATTTCTTTTGTATTTGTTTAAAATCATATTTACTCATATTTTTTAATACTCTATCTTCTAAAAATCTAAAGTCCAACCTATTTAGCCAATCTGTGTACACATCAACAAAATGTTTATTATTTGCATAATACCCCGTATATGCTGAATCTATTGCTAACAATACTTTTAACTGTTCATCTGTCCACTTTTCTATATCAATATCATATAAGCTACATATTAACATTACAGTAGAAAAAGGATATTTTTTATAATATCTAGTGTCGATGTGATTATTTAAGTTTATAGAATATTCGTTTTTGTACCATACCATATGATTTCCAAAAGTTCTACCACCCATTGTATCTAAATCTACACCTACAAAATTATTTATTTCTGTATCACTTGAAAAATATACACTATTAAAATCATAATAACCTTTAACCTCACATCCAAATAATTTATGTAATATGCAACAACTCAATAAACTATCTATATCGTCTGTTAGTAATAATTTACTTCCTTCTAAATCTTTATACCATTCTGGTAATTTATTTTTTATGTCTTGTCTCATGTTATCCGATGCTTGTCCATGTTTCTTTCATTTTATCCGCTATAAAAGAGGAAAGAATATAATTGCATCTTCTCACCTTCCTTTTTTATTTATTTTTCTTCTATGTAATTTTTATATTTTTCTGCTTTATCATGACTCATATTTCTTTCAGCGTTTTCCCATTTGCTTATTAGTCCTATACTGCATTTTAATTCTTTTGCCAATTCCTTTAGTGTTATGTTCTTACTCATTCTTTTAATTTTCCAATTCCACCTGTTCACCTTTCTAACCTCCCCATTTGTATAAAGTTTGACTTTAAAGCTAAATAAAAAAGATAGAGGTATTAAACCCCTACCTTTTAATTAAAAGCTCTTAGAACGCTTCCTATGCTGTTTTCTTACTGTACATTGTAATTGCATCTGGATGTAATACTTTTAAAGTATTTTCCATCTCAATAAAACCTTTTCGACTTGAACCAGTTTTTGCAAGGTCAGAATAGATTAAAGCTCTTAATTCTGCAAGTTTTAAGAAATCAGTATTTACCATCAAGCAAGTGTTTTCTGGCATAGTATCAATAACATAAGGTACTACACTTGCATATGTAAGGTTTAGTTTTTGAACTGGACTACCAAATTCATTAGTAACCCCTTGATATAGTGTCTTTTCAAAGAATAAATCTGCAACTATGTCATATGTATTGTAATCACACAATAAAACTAAATCTTGTCCTGCTGTTCCCGCTTTCCTCATTGTTTTAGCCATATTTTGTAACTTTTTAAGGTCTAATGCAGTTGTAACTTCTGTTTTATTTTCAGGTTTTACAAATTGTAGTAAACCGTTCATTTGTCTTGCTTGTCCATCATTACCATCATTTTTAACACCATTTATTAGGTAATACTCTAAATCTCTTTTAATTTCTACAATTCTATTAGATAGTTCATGTGCAAATAAATCTGCAATATGTTCTTCTGATACTGCTTGTGCTGTATCAGAAACATTTACCGCTTTTCTTAATATTTGACATACGTTAGAATCTCCAGTAGTTCTATTAGATTCTTCAAATTCTGTTACATCTGAACCTTCTTTTGCAAGTCCTCTTGTACTATCTAATTGTTCGTAGTCCCAATTTACTATTGTTGACGTTGCTTTATCCCTATTTTTTAATATCATGCTTGTAAAAGGTAAATTAACCGCATCTGTCATTACTAGCTCTTTACTTAAATCAATTTGTTTAATATTTTTATCATTACTTAAAATCATATAAAATCATCCTTTCTAATTTTTATTTATTATTGAAATAGCTTTTGAAACTTGTATTTTAAAGAACCTTCAATATCTCCGTCTTTAATAGCCTTTTCATACTGGTCGTCATTTCTTTTTGGTGCTGGTTTGAAACTTTCATCAATTTCTTTTTCTTTTGTTAGCTCTTTAAACTTATCAATTTTTTCTTGCATCTTCTCTAAATCTTCATCGACTACAAATTCTAATACATCTTCACCTATGCCATTTTTTAATGCTAGATTCTTTTGACTTAACTCTTGATTTGATTGAGTCAATTCTTCTACACCTTCAATCTTCTCATTTAGTTCTACAATCGTTTCATCTTTGCTCTTGATAGTTTCCTCTACTGCAGTTTTAAAACCTTCTACAATAGCTTGTACTTCTTCTAAAGTGTAAGTTTCCTTTTCCTTAAATTCAAATTCCATACTTATCATCTCCTTTATTTTTATTGTTGTTATTGTTGCTGTTTCCATCTCCTACCGTCTAAAATTCGACTTGTACTCTAATAAAAAATAAGAGTACCGATAAACAGTACCCTTATTAAATAGGAGATGTATTTTATGTAAAGCTCTTAGAGCTTATTTTAAAAAGTCATGCAACGCAATTATACGTTGCAAAAAATTATGGCTACTAAAAATTCAATTATAAAACTGAAATACTAAAATTTTTGAATTAAATATTAATTAAATAATAATTATAAAAAATAGAATAAAAAGGAAGGTGAGCTTAAATAAGCTCTACTATACACACATAAAATGTATATATAATACAACTTATTTATACCCAAAATACTATCCCCCTATGATATACCTATGATTGCTTGCCTATTTGTCAAGCAAATCGTGCTAAATTTGCTTATTGACATATTTTAAAACTTGTGCTATATTATATATTGTTGAATTATACACAGAAATAAAAAAGGGGTAAAAAAATATATTCTACCCCTCAAGTTAATCCCTTTTTATATCTCTAATATAATATAAAGTCACACTGTACACTTTTGTATTTAAAAAATATTACCATACAAGTCAATTGTATGATATTGTGTTTTTCTCTCTTGCTTCCAGTCCATTCCTTCTTTATTCTTGTTTATATATATAAGATAGTATTTATCCCCATGTATTATTTTTTGTCCTTGCATCTTTGTTTTAATACCCCTTTTTATACATTTCTTTTTATATTCTTTTGTGTATTTATCTTCCCTAATGTAAAGATATGTTTTAGTGTCAATATCAATTTCAGGTATTTGTGGTGCTGGTTGAGTAGCTTCTATTTTAACATCTTTCTTACGTATATCATTACTTCTTAAATTAAAGTCTATTACTTTTATGTATTTGTATAATTCTTGTATTATCTTACCACACACCTTTTTAGTCATCTCAGCAAATAACTTGTCCTCATTATAGTTATGTATAAAATTTCGTATTAAATACCGTCTATATCCATCATTCAATTCATCATATAAAATATCTAACATAAATTCTTTTTCAAGGTTATTTTTTACATATTCAATAACTTTTATATTTGTAGTGTCCCCTCTTAAAAAATCTTGTATTTGTTGCTTTTCTTTCTTTTGTTTGTTTATTTTTGTAACTTTCTTAACATCAATATTATCATTTATCTTTTTTATTATTTTATCCTTTTGTCTTTTAGTATGTATTCTATAAGCTTCATCACTTGATCTTAACTTCTTACCTTCTCCTATATCTATTTCTTTTAATAGTTTTCCCGTTTTTACATTATTGTTGTTTGTAATTGCAAGTAGATTTAATATTTCTTTTTCATATTCTGTCAATTCATCTTCAATTGTTTTTTCTATAGCTTTAAGTGTATCTGTTTTTACATATTCATCATTACGATATGTAAAATTTTGTTCATTTGAAATCATGTTTATAAGTTCAATTTCATTCCCTTCATTATCTGGAATTAATTGATATGTGCTTTCTAACATCGCAGGAGAATATACATTTTCTTCTCCATTTTTTCTACTTCTTTCTGATTCTGTCCATCCTTTTATATGATTTTGTATTTCTGTTTTAATACAAGTTAATATATAACTACATAGTCTATTTATTTCTTCGCCTTGTCTTGTATTTTCTTTTATTTCATATTTATCTACCGCTTTTATAATTATTTCTCTACATATGCCCCTTGTTTCATCTTCTTCTAATGTTTCCCTATATATATTAACTTGATTTTCTACTGCTCTCCATATCCCCGCATTAACTATTTCTATATTTGTTTTTAAATATGCTCCCTCATCATTTCCATCACATTTTACAGTATATATTCCAGTTGACCTTTTTTCATCTTTAACCCAATAACTTTTAATTTCAAATAACTCACTTAAAAATTTTTGCTTATTTATTTTCATAAAAGCTCTCCCCTTCTTTTTATTCTATATGTAAAAAACTCCAAAAAATAAACATGGCACTATTTAGTCTACGAATGACGTTCCAAGTCACCCCTCAAAATAGCACCTGTTTAACAAAATATATTTAATTGTTTTTGTACCCGCATAAACCTACCCCCTCTATATATATATATTATCGTCAAGAAAAAATAAAACTTTAGTCCTATACACCTCCTTCAAAAGTTGTCTAAATCTATACCCTCTAACTTAATTGTATCATACATCTTTGGATTTGTCAATCTTTTCTATTGACACTACATATGAAATGTGATATATTAATTTATTATGCATTTTTAGATAATAATTAAAGTTGCCCTACTTGGACAACTCTATTAAATATTTTTTATATCTTTTTACCTCTTTTGCTAATTTTCTTTTATATTCTATATCTGTTTCTAGTTTACTAGATATAATACGTTCATTTCTTTCTATCATTTCTGTCAATCCTCGTTCAATTGCAACTTTTATTACTGCATCATCTGTTTCAAAAGTCCAATGTGGCTTTTCATTTTTCATGCAATTATTTATCTTTAACATTAAATCACCTCTAACATTGAAATATTAATTCGATCTGTTAATTCTGTAATGTATATCTTCAATATTATTTTTTGATGTTGTTTATTTATATTTTCCCTATCCATTTTTTGTTTGAAAGATTTAACCTTCTGCATTAGCTTTAAAAAATCATCTATTTTCATATTACCCCTCCTACAAATATATTATCTATACTAATAGTATAGTCCTACTTATAGTATATGTCAAGTTATATTATTGATAATGATAGTACAACTATATATAATGTAAGTAAGAGGTGATTATATGATTAAATTTAATTTAGACGAAATATTAAAGAAACAAGGCAAAACAATGTATTGGCTATCAAAACAAACTGGAATAAGTCAAAATAGTATATCCAAAATTGTTAAGAATGAAACTGCAGGTATAAACTTTGATACACTTGAAAAAATCTGTCTTGCTCTTGATGTCGATATTGAAGATATATTAAAAATAGTAAAATAACTACTTGACTTTGCTTTGAAATATAACATGCTGGAAGTTTTTGCTATAGGAAAAAAGGGTATAGGTATCCTGTTTTTGATACCATACCTATTTTACCTTTGATATGCTGTATAGCATTGCATGAGGTTTCAAAGGTGTGTATAATAGTCGGCTTTTTCATTCCCGAATTAAGTCATTGTGTATCACTGTCCACACTTCTACAAGCCACAGAATGACCTGTAACGACTTAATGTATCTCTGCCAGTGTTATTCCCCCGTACCGTTTAATATTTTACTTGGACTCACGTACTCCCTTCCAATTAGGACATATATAGCAATACACATACTACATACGCCCGAACAACTTTTTGCATTAGCTTGTTCAAACTATCGTTTTTTTTAAAAAGTGGTATCGGCATCCACTTTTGATACTCAATATTCAATTTTAAATAAATAAAAAGGCACTCCCACATTGTTTGTGAAAGTGCCTTAAAAGTTAGTTTATACTACTTGCATAAACACCAAAAATTTGGTATATTATAAGTAATATAAACTTCCTTTGTAGATAAGTGGGCGGCACTTTCTACCTCGTCTGTATCTACGCCAATAGATATAGAAAGGAAGTTTTTATTTTATTGTTTTAAATCTCAATTCTAGGATGATATTTAATAAATTCTTTTCTCAAGTCACGTTCTGACATATTCAAATAAATAATTGTTGTTTGTATATTAGAATGGTCTAATAATCTTGAAAGAACGTGTATAGAACCACCATTTTTAAGGAATTCAATTGCAAATGTAGCTCTTAATCTATGTGGGTGTACATCTTCAATTCCCGCTTTCTTACCTGCACTTCTCAATGACTTGCCATAGCTTGTAACTTGTAATTTAGTCCCACGATTAGTAGGAAATAGCCATTCATTTGGATGTTGAGAATATTTCTCTCTAAAATTAATCCACCTCTTCAATTCAAAACTCATACGATTGGTTAAATATCCTAGTTTTTCTTTTTTATTTTTTGTGTCCTTAAAAATAATAACTCCATTCTTAAAATCAATATCATCATCTGTAAGAGATAAAGTTTCCCCAATTCTTGCCCCTGTAGAAACCAATAATTTTGTAATGATATAATCCCTATGTCCATGTAAAGTTAAAACATCAAATTGATCTAGTATCTTTTTTAATTCTTCTCTTGTAATAGCTTCTTTGATTTTTTCTCTCTTTTTTAAATATTTAATTCTTTCTGCTGGACTTTCCCTAATATATCTTTCTTCCACCATAAAATTAAAAAATACTTTTATATTTCTAATGTAATTATTGATTGTATTTGGACTTAATTCTTTTCCAAAATCATCTCTATTTTCTGGACTGTTTATATCTGCATTGGCTGTTGCAACTGTATATTTGCCCCGTTCTTGTAAATACTTGATATAGTGTCTTATATGTTTTGGTTCTACTTGTTCAAATGAAACCACGTTTAATTCATTTTCAAGATACATTGCAAATAACTGCAAAGTTTTGTCATATGATATAATTGTTTTTTTAGATAGATTTTTTGAAGTACAATACAAGTTGTAATCTTCAATCATGTATTCAAAATTATTTAATTCAGGCAT